GCTCGGAGATGTGTATAAGAGACAGGGAGAATGATTATGAGTGATAATTATATGCTTAATGAAGTAGTAAAGTATTGGAAGAAAACAAATGACCTTTTAGTAGCTTTTGAGGACTTTAACGGTCAAATACAAAAGCATACGGTTCATTTGCCAAAAGAGGACATTGACACAATTCTTAATATCGGAATCACAACAGGTATTAAAAATTGGTGCGACAGAGTTGATATTTTAGAGGACAAACCGCTTGGGACTTATTATAGTGAACAAGTGTCAAGAGGCGGTTCTCTGATATTTCATGACAAAATTTTTGATAGAGTCGGAGTTATGACTCTTTCGAATTTTCTCCAGTCATATAGCTGTATATACAGTGCGGCAACCTCATACGGTCTTAGTGAGCATTGTATTGACGGTTACTTTTACAATTCACCTCGCATATGTGATTACATCATTCAGTTCGCTTTGTTTGAAGATATACCCTATTTTCACGCAGAAGAAACGGAAGGTGGTAGCATATGAATGATGAGAAAAAGAATATGTGTGATGAAGATGATTCCGATGAAATTCTCGAATATACAGGCGGTAGCGAGCTTAGCGATTTAACTTTCATCACGACATATGATTATTATTCCAGTTGGCGTATTAAGGAAGTGTTTCGAGAAGCTGGGTATGAATTAAAGCCGGTGTTCTTGGGTTATAAGGCATTACGGTACAGAGCGTGTCAGAGATATTGGATAATCGACATGAGTAACGGTCAAAAAATGGGTACATCTTATAACGGCTACAGTTTTGAAGACTTGCGATACTTTTTAGGTAAATTAGGAATACCTCTTCACGGAGATAACTGCCGCTCTAAAAGACCTTCAAAAGATGAAAACGGCAGGCGTTATGCTTGTGAAGAGTTTCTAAAACTTGCAGAAAGTCTTCCCGATAAAAAGGAGGACTTAATATGAGTGTAGAGATTAAATTCATCGGTACTAAAGAGGTTGCCGAAGCACTTGGTTGTTCCTTGCCTACTGCACGCAATATTATGTTGAGAGCAGATTTCCCTTTAATACGGGTAGGTAAAAATCTTAAAGTTGAGCTAAATGCTTTTCTTAACTGGTCGCAGAAAAGAAGGGTATGAGCATTTAAAGCATTTACATAATATTTAAGCAACCGTATTGACACAAAAGATTTAAGGCTATACAATACTGATATAGTAAAAATCTTTTGTGCTTTACGGTTTGGAAAGGAACGATTTTTATCAGCACTAAAAGCACAAAACCTAAGTCTAAATGTAATAAACTTGATTACGGTGACGGTTCTGTATACTATGTTAAAAGCAGAAAATGCTTTGCAGGTCAGATAACGCTTGAAATTAACGGTGAGAAAAAACGCAAGACGGCTTACGGTAAAACCGAACGCATTGTTAAGAATAAGTTGCTTGAATATCGTATTCAGGCAAAAGCAGGATTTTTTGACGAACCCGATAACACAACTGTCTATGAGCTTGCCGAAAAGATGATTGAAGAACAATTCTCTCTTAATGAGATTAAGCAAACTTCATATGACCGCAAGAATGAAACCTTAAAGTCAATGAGTCCTATTTATGATTTAGCAATGCGTGAGATTACGGAAGATGTAATAAAGCATTTTTTCATTTCTAAAATCTCTTATTCGCAGTCATACTTGGATAAAGCATATCAGCTTTTAAAGTCAGTTTTCAATGAAGCTGTAAGGAAGAAAATTGTTACAGAAAACATTATGCTGAACATCAGAAAGCCAAAGTCAAAGCAGGAGCTTGTAAAAGTAAGAGCATTGACTGTTGATGAACAGAAAAAGCTGATAGATGTTCTCAAAAGCGAGGATATACGCTATTCGGAACAAATGCTTTTGTCAATGTTTACAGGCATGCGTATGGGCGAAATTAACGCCTTAGAGGTAGGAGATATAAACTTTAATGACCGTACAATTAGAGTTTGTAAAACTGTCAGCAGAGGTCTTAACGGTAAAACATATATAAGTAATTCCACAAAGACTAAAGCAGGTATGCGTACAATCTATTTTAATGATGATATGGCTGATTTTTTAAAACAGTGTATCGGAGATAAAAAAGACGGTCTTATATTTGCTTCAAGTGTGGATAAACTTGTCACAACTAATCAGGTGAATTATCAATACGCAAACACGCTGAAAAAGTATGAGATACTTGATAAGAGTGTTTACGGAAAGGTTGATTTACATTCACTTCGTCACACATATGCAACAAGATGTATTGAATCAGGTATGCCTGCAAAGGTACTGCAAAATCTTCTCGGTCATACTGATATAAGAATTACGCTTGATACATACTGTGATGTTTTCCAAAAATACAGTATGGAAAATCTTGCTGTAGCTGACAGCTATATGAAGAGCAATAACATTGCAATAGTATGACTGTCCGAAAATGCACTGTCAACTTTACTGTCACACCATAAAAAGCCGATAAATAAGCCACTTGTCAGGGTTACCTGCACCAACAGCCGTTTCTTATGCAGGGACGGCTGTTTTGTATCGCATTTTCGGTCTGTCTTATGGTGATTTTCAAAATATTTGAATTAATTTTGAATAAAAAGCGAAAATCATGTTGACAAATCCGAAAATATGGTATATAATAATCAAGCTGTTGTTATTAAACAACATTTCGAGGTGTAGCTCAGTTTGGTAGAGTGCTTGGTTTGGGACCAAGATGCCGCAGGTTCAAGTCCTGTCACCTCGACCATAGAAAAAACCGCATTAGAAAGCCATTTTTAAGCTTTTTAGTGCGGTTATTTTTTTGCCTTTTATCTGCTAAAATATGCTAAAATACAAGAAAAACGGTTAAAAATGTTAGGCAAATGCAAGGCAGAAAAAGTTGTGATATTCACCTCACCTTTAATTTGTAAACTGTATCCGTGAGCTTGAAAGAATCGCAGAAGAAAATAACAGCAAATAACAAATCCCCCTCACTCGCTTTTTACGGCGGATGAGGGGAATATTTTTGCAATTATGTGTTATATTTTACCTTAAGCTTTATTTAATTTTGCTGTGTAGTCAAGGGCAATCCAGCCTGCACCGCTTTTGAGTTTACCCCACAGCATTGCGCCTGTGCCTGTTTTTTCGGCAACAATCGTGTATGCTCCGCCCTTGGCGATTGAGCCACACACGGGATAGTTCGTGCCTGCACCTTTGCGGATGTTCACACCGTCATTTGCGGTAATCCTGACAATGTACGGCTTAAACGCTTTTGATGTGCTCGGCTTTGATGTTGTCGGCTTCGATGCCTGCGTAGGCTTTGTTGTGCCTGATGAGCTTGCCGACTTATACTTATAGCCGAAGTAGTTACACATACCCTTGCAGATTGCCTCAGCAATAGCGTTTGTGTTATTGCGAATCCAGTTCGAGCCTGTCACGGTGTCATGAAATTCACACTCAACATACACGGTCAATGCCCTCGGCACATTGATTTCGTAGAGGTCGGTTTTGTAGCTGACTGAATCATCCTTGCCGGGCGAGATTGCTCCGAGGGCAGACTTTACCGCCTCGGCAGCCTTTCTGCCGTTTGAGTTCAGGCAGAAAACTCTTGTACCGCCTGTGTATTTGCCGTTAAAAGCGTTGGTGTGAATCGGCATATGAATGTCTGCACCGAACTTGTCCGATTCGGGACAGCGTGTCTGCATAAGCGTTCCCGACTTTGCGACCATAACCTCAAAACCGCAACGCTTGAGAGCTTTGGCTGTTGCGGCGGCGATTTTGTCGCACTGAGCCATTTCGTTTGTACCGCCCGTTGCATAGGTGTTCCTATTCTGATTTGACGGACTGAGATAAATTCTTTTTGCTGACATAATTATTATTCCTCACTTTCGTTTTTATTTTATGCACTCCCCACTTTTACTACATTTTTTAATATGGTATAATTCATAATAGAAGGGAGGTGAATCATATGGAGTTGATTTTAAAAGAAATTGAACGGGCATTAGACGCTAAACTTTACTATTTAGCACTACAAGCTTCCCTAACATTGCCCGATATTTGCGGAGCATTGCAATCAGATAACGGAAAAGCAACTGGGGATAAATATATTGCTTGGTATGACACTTACGCAAAAGAACCGGGCAATCTATCTATTTCCGGCAAGGATTGTTACTATTTTCGTTGTTCATATGTGCATCAAGCACTAACCACGCATGAAAAATCTTCATATTCACGAATTATATTTTTAGCACCAACTTGTCAAGGCATAATTATGCATAACAATGTTATAGATGGTGCCTTAAATATTGATGTTAAGCGTTTTTGCAATAATATTCTTAATGCAGTACGCAAATGGCAGAAATCAATCAAAAATAATGAAAACTATAAAAGAAATTACAAAAATCTCATTAAACTTTACCCAGATGGACTTCCACCATATATAACCGGCACACCAGTAATTTCGTAACAATAATCTAAAAAACATAGATAGTCCAGAAGAAATTTAATTTTCAACTGGGCTATCCTTTTATTTTAGTTAGTTTTCCGAAACTTCGGGCAAACCTGCCACTGATGTAAGTACCGACAACACGCCTGCCAAAAGGCTTGCAGAGCCTACCGCAATCCAATTAACATCTGTCATCACGGCAGACACACCGATTGTTGCAATAGCAGTCTGAGCAACGGTCTTAATTGCTCTGATTGCCGTAGCTTTCGCCCAATTTCTGGTAAAAATCTTTTTCATTTTCAATCTTTCCTTTCGCTGATTTTTTCTAAGTCTTCAATCCGATGATTGGCAACCTTAATTTCTTCGTCCACAACCGCATTGTGCTGTTCAATCGCATATGTGCGCTCAATGAGATTGTTATGTTTTTCAACTTTCTTTTCGAGCTGTTCGATTCGATAGTTTGAAATTCGATTGCTTACGCAAATACCACCAAGCGTGCCAACTAAAGTACCAAACAGCGATATAACCGATACAATTACTTCGGGTGTCATTTTACTTCAATCTCGCTTTCTGTCGGCTCGTCAACGGTTGGATTATCGCCCCAAACTGCCATAACGGCATTGTAATATTCGTCTGACAGCACCGTTTTAAGCTGTTCTCTGCCCGATTTGCTGTTCATGTATGCGTTGCGGATGTTTCCGCCGACCTGCATTTCTTCACCGTTAAAGGTCAAAAACTGCTGTCTGAGTACCGAAACGCTGTCCTTTGTGAGCATATCAAGTGTGATTTTTTCTTTAAGTTCCATAATTTTTACCTCCGTTATTTAATTTTGTACAAGCAAATCACATTAATTTGCTCGCCGTCTGCGAATGTATATGCGGTCTTATCCTGAGTCGAAAACTGTAGCCAAGTGTTATTTTTCAGAATGGCAAATTTAAAGAGCTTGCCAAGTTTTGAAATACCGACACAAAAAACATCATCCACAGTAATGCACTTGTACGGTAAATCAATCAACGGATATGAACTGTTTGCTCCAATTGTAACAGCATTCATTTTGACGGTTGCACTGACGATTACGATGTCGCCAATCGTCTTATATGTACAGCTTGCACTTTTGATTTTATCGGTGATGGTTGAATAAGGCGTAAGCTTTGATGTTCCGCTTTCAATATTTGATGAATCGTATTTAGTCGCCAAGGCGGTTTTATCTACTTTAACAAGCAGAGCATTGTAAACCGCACCACTTGTAAGATAACACGGGCTGTTATTTTTTGGTTCACTGTCGAACGGCATTGAATTGAGCTTTCGGGCAATACTCTTGTCTGTTTTATCAAGCCTTGCTCCAAGTGAATTCTGACCGCCTCTTGCGTTCTCGACTTCCTTTGTGATTTCCACAATAGAGCTGGCGCCCGGAAAAGCTTTACTGTCATCGTTGATTACGCTTTTTCCAATACGCAAACAAACGGTTTCAGCAGTTATGATTTCGTCGCCTTCCATAAGCACAATGTCCATCTTACAAATGCCCGATAATGCGAGCATTGTGTCTGTGAGCGTAACTGTGACTACATTATTTTCGGTGTCAACGACTGCGGCAACGCTGTCTGCTACGATTACATCATCAACCGTAGCATTGACTTTAGCTGACATCGTGGAGGCAAGGTTAACAGTTTCACCGTTGACGGTAAACGCAAAATCAATAATGCGTGAGCCTTTATCGCCCTGTCTGACCTCTAAGATTTCGTAGTTTTTACAGCTGTTAATCTCAAGTGTCATTTTGGTATGGTTAATATTCAATGTTTTCACCTCATTTTATTATATAATCTGATAACTTTGATTTTGGCGTGCCAAGTTCGAGACTGTTCCAACGTTCAAGCACAAAATCATAGTCTGTCTTAATGATTTTCGCTTGTAAACTATCGTTTTCAGTATCGACATACACCGTATCACATAAATGCAGTCCAAGCATTTCATTAAGTGTTGGAGGATAGTCAACCTTTACATTGAGCGTAGGTGCTCCGTTTGTGTTTACGAGCTGTCCTCTTAAAACCTGTGCTTGAATATTTAGCTTTTGAATCAAGAAGTCCTTGTTCTCACCTGTGTGGGCATTAAAATCCCAGTAACCTGTTTCGTCGCCGATGTAGACCGAACCGCCATCTGAAACATCAACCGTTTTCACCTTAATTAGCTTAGATTTATGGGTTTTGAGTTCTTGCGGTTGAGAGCAGAGGATGACATTCTTGTCGTTGTATGTGTCGTGGCAAGTGGCATAAGCTGCAACGTGGGAACAGATATCATCTGAATTAAGCGTTTGCGTAAGACTGCTGATGTTACTGCCCCAACGCAAATGGCAGTTTGTAACCACCCCACGGTTTTTTAGCAACGATACATTAAAATTGTCGTATTTATATTCACCGCCGAAAACATCAACGAGTGAACCGTCTGCGCCGCCCATAAAATCTCCGAGCATGCAAGGCGTACAGAAGCCAAGCGTCATAGATGATTTTGTGGTAATATCTGATACGAATTTAAAATAATGCTCCCACAAGGTTGCCTGCGCAAACAGCGAATCACCCTCAAAATCACGACCTGTGCAAAGAATATCCCACCACTCTTTTGGAGTATGTACAACATCTGTCTGATTCTGAGTTTCAACTAAAAAATTATTGTACAGGTTATGTTTAATGTGCTTTGCTTTTACCGTGATTGATTTCTTGTCTTTGTACTGCAAATCGTAAATCTCAAAATACTGCGGTTCATCGGTTGGGTTCGGTTTTGCCTTAATGAAATACTGCGTGTCGAGCAAGTCGGCACATCTGTCCGTTGTCGATAACTCCATTTCGAGCAAATAATCGCCGTTTCGTTCCTCGGTAACTTTACCGCTGATTATTTCCGTAATCCGTCCGAGCAAATTAAATCTACTTGGGCCGATTGTTTTAAAATCCGATTTATACAACAAAGGGAACATTTTTACAATCGCCTCCAGTTCGGTTTTATTGACAATAGTGCGTTTTTATATGTCGTTACAACCATTTGATTGTCTCCAACTTTTAATTTAGGGGGAATAGTATCGTCAACAAACTTAGTTGTACCGTCTGATTTGTACGCTATATACTGCATAGTTTCGCCGTCAAGCACGGCGTAGTCATAACCACCTGTGCACTTCAAATCAAGTGATTCGCCGTTTATGCTAACTTTAGCAATGGCCGTAGTGTTATTACCACTAACGTTTGTGTTAGTTACAACAATCGTCGGCAAAGATTCGTACTTTTCGGGGTTATGTAAAACAATCGGTTTATTGACCTCAAAATCAATAGTCCGCTGTCCAAGCTCTGAATACCACCACGGCTTACGGTTGAATTTGATTTTTGTTGTAAGTAATGTTGGGAGTTCACGAACAATGTCGTCAGTATTTGATATGTAAGCCTCGGTGAAATATCCGGGGTTATAAGTATCCTTGTACTTTTGGTAGCCTCGATGTAAAGTTAGCCATTCGATAACAGCCCTCGCAAGATGTTTGGCTGACAATTCGGACAGGTACGGCAAAAAGGAAATTTCACGCTCAAATTCAACATTCTTCCACCGCCCGTTATCAAGCAAGGCATCACCGTCTCTACACGGGATTTCAACCGTTGAAACATCTCTGACGGGGATTTCGTGCTGTGGCGCTTGTGTAATACGACCGCCGAAATATGATAGCCATTTACCCCCGAAATAAAAGTTATGCATATGCTTTCTGCCTCCTTGTGATTTCGTCAGCTAACCGATTGCTCATTTCAGCAACAAAGCTGTCAATATCCATGTCGTTGTTAATAGCAACCGAAGGAATATTAATGCTGATGTTGTTGTTGATGATATTAGTGGAATCGTTTTCAAAGACTGAGCCTCTGCCTTCACGCTTTGACTGACGGTATTTTTCAGCCTCTTGAGCTGTGAGAACTGCCTCGCCGGCATCAAGATATGCGACAAACTTATCATGTGGAACATAATCAATGCCGGCACGGAAACGAGGTAAGGTTACTTCCGGAATCGGATCTATTTCCCAGCCTACCATTGATGTTGCCCAGTTTACACCCTCCAACAATTTATTAATAATCCAAATAATGCCGTTGATTACATTCTCAACGAATGCAGGTAAAAGGTTAAATACGTTCTTAAAAATGTTAACAACACCGTTCCACGCTTGTTCCCAGTTTCCCGAAAAAACACCTTTTACGAAATCTACAATTCCGTTAAAAATCCCCGAAATCGGTTCAAGAATTTTTTTGACTCTTTTAATTGCACCGCCTAAAACCTCTGAAAAGATATGTGCCAGCCATTCAATCACCGGAACAAGAGCAGGGATAAGCGTTTCAAGCATTTCGCCGAGTAAGTCTAAAACAGGACGGAGTGCATCGAAAACCTGTGAGATGACAGGCGATAACTGCTCGAAAACAGGCTGTAAAGTTTCAACGATGGTGTCGCAGAGCTCGCTGATAATCGGGATAAGAGGTGTTAAAAGGTCATTGAGAAATGTTGCTAAATCCTCAATAATCGGAGTGAGTGCCGCTAAAAGACCGTCGAGCAATACGCCAGCAAGCTGAACGAACACCTCGATAACGGGCATTAAGAGTTCTACAAGCGTGCTAAATAATGGCATTATAGCCTGAATTATCTGCATGAAATACGGAAGTAAATCCTGTATAATCTGCATTAAAGGTGGAAATAATTGTTCAACGATCTGAACAATGATAGGTGCTAACTGCTCCATAAGCTGAGCAATAAACGGTAGTAACTCCTCAATTAACGGCATTATCTGCTCGAGCATTGACACAATTATCGGTGCTACCTCTTCGCAAATGTTGATTAAAACAGGGGCAAGGTTGTTTGCCACACTCTCAATCAATGGTGAGAGCTGTTCGAGGAGTTTACCGCCAAGACCGATAAGAGAGTTAAGGACAGGTTCAGCGACAGCACCGATTTGCGCCATCGTATCAGACAGCTGCTGATGAGCTCTGTTAGATTCCATTACATCGCCGTTTGTTTCCTTGTACTGAGCAGAGGCATCCGAATACAAGCTTGTGAGAGTTGATGTGATTAACTGCTGTCTTTCTTGTTCTGATGAGCATTTTGCAAGTTTTTCATTAAATTCATCTTCTGACACACCCATCCAGTTAAGAGCATCGGCAAGCGGACCTGTTACCTGTCCAACTTTTGCGGTTTCGTTTGCCGCCTCTGTCAAACCCTCAATAGGCAAGGAATCACCGAATTGACCGTAAACACCTGTGCAAATCTCTGTCCAACTTTGCAGGTCTTTTGTGGAATCGCAAAGCAATGATAAATGATTAGCCGCCTCAGTTGCCTGTCCGCTGTCACCGACTACGGCATACAAGTCAGAGTAAGTCTGTTTTGCATCTGCCGCTGTAAATTTGTTTGTGGTGAAAGCTGTGTCGAGTTTACCCATTTCGGTGCGGTATTCTCTGGTATTTTCGGCAACTGACGATAATGCTCCGACACCTGCCGCCGCACCTCCGACCATTGCCGCTCCCCATTTGCCTGCGGTTTTGATACCGTTACCTAAGGTTGCGGCAACACCTTTACCTTTTTTCTCGGTCTCTGCAATGGATTTGTTTGCTTCATCGTTATTTACGAATATAGAACCAAATAACTTAAATACTTCAACAGCCATTATTAGCTACACCTCCTCCCATTTGTAATTATTAAGATAATCTGCAATCTTGCTTTCGACAGTTTCGACATTTACGGTTTCTTCCGCACCTGTCTGCATTTGATTTTTAACCTTGTTTACAAAATCAACATATGACACACCTGTAAATCTGCCTGTCATCGTGAGCATATATGCTTTGTAGAGCATTTCGTCCTCACGGTCATCAATCGCATTTTTGATTATCTCATTAGCCTCTGAAAAAGACAGCCTTTGTAGTATGGCAGTATTGCCGCAACAATACTGCACGAGCATTCCATATGTTCTTACTTCAAGGCTAAGGCTGAGGTAAAAAAATTCTTAATATCATTTTCCCTGATGATTGCCTTTACATTGTCAAGGACTTCGGGAATACTTAATTTACTTACCTCATCGGCAGTAATGTCGCCTCTGATGTCGGCAAGTAATGAATAGAATTCCTGTTCTGTTTCTTTGGTTGCCAAAGAAGTTAACAGAGTAATCACAAATTCAAGACCGACCGCTTCGGTGTTGACTGTTTCATCTTTGCTGTTATTTTTAATAGCGATACGATTTGCAAAGTCTGCAATTTCCTCTTTGATGTCTGCTCTTTTGATAATGCGAGCAAGAGTGAATGCGTCTTTAATGCTTAATTTTCTCATAATTATGCCTCCGATGTTTCCGTTGTTTCCGTTTTTTCTGTCGGTCTGAAGATCTTAAACGGTGGTTTGATTTCGTCCTCTGAATCGTAAACTTCGGGTGAAAGGTTACCGTAGAACTGAGCCTCAACCTTGCCATTATCTTTGTCGGCAATCGCAAGTGTAAGACCGTTCTCATTGAAGCCGTTGAACACCTGAATAATGCACGGCTTATCCTCTCCGAGGAGACAGCCTACCCAAGTGATATTCTTAATGTAGTCACCGTCAAGAATAACATCTCTACCCGTGATTACATCGTAGCCTACGACCTTTTCGTCTGTGCCTTTGTCGGCAATTCCAAGGCCATAAATGAAGTTCTGGGTAGTCATCTCAGCAAGTGTTGCCTTGATGTAAACTTCCCAACCGTCAACTACTGTGTCGCCTTTAGTTCTTGTTTTTACGCCGTCAAATTCAAGGCGTCTGAGTGTCGGCTTTGCGGAAAATTCACCGCCTTTGATTGTTACACCAAGACACTTACCTGCCTTTTTGGCGCTTGCATATGTGTCCGTAGCAGGATCGTAATTTACAAAAAACGCACCTGCGTCAAGTAACATACGGTCAGCCGTCTTATTGCTGTAACCGCTGTACGGTTTAATCTTTCGTGGCTTAACTGTTGCCATTTCAATCGTCCTCTCTTTCATAAACCCTCAATTCAAGGGTTGCCATTATTCTATTTATTGTTTTGTCCGATTCGGCGACATACTGCCTGTCGCCGTTGTTGTAAAACTTGTAATGCCGTTTACCCTGTGTATAGGTTGCTCTCGCAATATCCGAATAGATTTCATCCACAATATTGTCGATTTTCTCGGTGGTGAACCTATCGTACAGATTAAGCGTAACAAGATATTTCTTGTACGGCTCGTCGGTGTAAAGCTGTTTCAGTTCGTAAACAAGCCTCGGGAAGCCGTCACCAACCATAAAAAATGAGGGGACATACTGCGACAAAACCGCATTTAATAAATTTTTAATGCTATTCACCGCTGTATTCCCCCTCGTTCAATTTGCGTTCTGCCTCTTCTGTACCTACGGCACTGAGGTATTGCTGTTCAATCTTTATAATGTCTTTAATGTTGCTTTCGGCAGCATCGCTCAATGCTCCGATTTTTGGAGCTTTGCTTGTACCGATTTCTTGATACAAGCCGTAAAATCCGCCCGGCTTAAAGCCTACCTGCAAGTCAGGAGTTTTTTGCTTTGAACGAACCCAATACTGCGTGTTTTTCGCTAAGCGCCCCGTCCTGCGTTTTATTTTTTGTCGTGACCGTTTACATACCAACTTGCCGACATCACGCAGAGCGGCTCGTTCAAGCTCTTTGAGCGTATATTGAATACGGTCAACATTGCTGATTATCTCAACACCGTTTTTTGTGATTTTAACTGCTTTCGGGAGTGACATTTGTTTCACCTACTACTGCCGTTAAATACAGTTCCATTCGTTCTGTATCTTTCGCCGAAAAAGTGCGGTAAATTTTGTACCGCTGACCTGCAAGAATGCAGAAGTTTTCTCCGTTGTACTCAAACTCGCTTATGTCAAGCACAATGTCGGGTTTAAATCCTGCCGCTGCAGCCTGAAAAAATTCTGATTGATTCACAGACTTTTTAACAGCGAAAACCTGCCTTTTTACTTCCTTGGTAATAAGTTCACCGATATAGTTCGTTCCGCACGATTTCAGTGAAACCAAGGTAACAATACATTCACTATTCATCGTTTACCCTCACTTTGCTATATTTCAGTCTGCCTTTGATTTTCGACAAGATGATGTTATAACTGTTTGTCAGTTTATCATCAACTGTTTTTGCGTAATTCGCCTTACAGTAAACAAGTACCGCCTCTTTTATAAGTGCGTCAGGTTTTTTGAGCCAGCTTGGATGCACTCCTATGCGTTCTAAGTCGGCTAAAACAAAGTCAATGTGCTGTCGGATGTCCTCATCGAGGGCATCCGAACTAATTTTGCGAACTCTGAGTTTAGCCATTGTCAATAAATCGTCTGTTGATGACATTTAATCATCAGCCTTTCTTAACACGAACAAAGCCGTTGTATGATGCCGTATTACCGCCCACATACATTTCAGCCTTGTGTGCAATCTGTCCTGATTTAAATTTGTACTCAGTTGAGATCGACACATCCATGTCAGAAAAAACAGCAAGTTCATAGTTAAAGAACGGACCATACGCCATACAATACTCGCCCTTGGTTGTTCCGGTTGCCGAAACAGCTTTACAAGCTGAGTTGATGATGAACGGAACACCGTCAATTGTACCGGAATTACCGTTGTTCTGAATATCGTAAACCTTCTTGCCGTCATCTGTACGGAGCTTTGCAAAAGCCTTGAGGTCGGCTTTGTTGAGAATAAGACCGCAAAAACCTTCAACATCTTCTTCGCCACCGTATGAGTAAATGATGTCGTCAAGGGTGGTTCCTGTGATTGCGGTTACCTCCATATCCGTGGTAGGATCAATTACCTTTGTAGGTGCATTGAAAATGCCGACAATTGAACCGGTTTCACCCGAGCCTACAAGAATCTGCTTTGAGAGCTTCTTTCTTACGGCTCTTGATGTGGAATTGCTGATTACGGCATCATAAGCCGCCGGGGCAAGTTTGCGAATTGCGTTAGGCTCTTCCGCATATGCAGTAATGTATGTTTTATTGATATCAACATAATCGAACGTCGGTTCTGCTGTTGCCGCGTCTGAACCTTCTGTTGTGTAGTCGCCTTCACCATATGACTTAACAAAACCTCTCTGATAGCTTTCGCCACCGTCGAGAGGAACAATCTTAACCGCATCGATAAGGCTTGAAACATCATTGAATGTATCTCTGACATCTTCCGCTGTGTGATGTGGCATAGCAATTGTTGTTGTACTGATTGCCGCTTTTGGCGTTACAATCGTCTTGTTCATTCTTACTGTTTCGCCGTTCTTGAGCTTTTTACCCCTTTTTTCTGCGAGGTTTTCAGGTGTAGATTCCTGCTGTTCACCTTCACTTTCCTCTGCCGCTGTAGCATTTTTTGTGATTTCAGCAAGCTTCTGTGCTCGCTCAATTTTATCATTGATTGTGTTTGCTTCTTCAATCAATTTGTCGAGCTTTGCGTCATCACCGCTTGTTTCAGCGGCCTTTGCCTCAACAGCAATTTCTTTAAGTCTGTTTTTAAGTTCTTTGATAGTCATTACTAATCATTCTCCCTTCAAAATTCCGCTGATACACAGCGATTTTATTTTTGATGACTTTGCCGAAAGATTTTTCTCTCTTTCAGTAGTCATAACTACGAGATTTTTGGGCTGATTTTTAAATTGAGCACTCGTGCAAGCGGCAATCTGTTTTTCCGCTGCAACATCTACCCTAAAATATTCAGCCGCCTGTTCACCGGTGAGCCAAGTTTCTGCATCAACCATTTTTGCGATTGTTTCGGTGTCAACATTATCAGCAAGATGTTCTGCGTATATATTGACAATGCTCTGCTCAATGGCATTAAGCAATTCAATTTCTTTCAACATATCGTTTGCATTACCGATAACAAAAGACCACGGTTTATGTATCATCAGAAACGCATTTTTAGGCATTACCAATCTATCACCTGCCATTGCAATAACTGATGCAATGGATGCAGCAAGACCGTCAACATAAACGGTTTTAAAGCCTGTGTGTCTTTTAATGATGTTATAGATTGCCATACCGGCAAAAACATCACCACCGCCTGAATTGATGTAGATATTCAGGTCTTTGCCTTCCTGACCTTTGAGCAACTGCTGAATGGCTTCCGGGTACTGGTCCTCATCACTCCAAGCGCTCCAACGGTCACTCACAATGTCACCGTAAAAATACAAATCCGCTGATGTTTCAGTTTCATTCCGAATGTGAAAAATTTCGTTAATGTTATTTTTAATCTGGGGCATCATTGTTCTCCTTTCCTGTCTGATATAATGACTGGTCATCAGTCTTAACATAGTTAAGGCTTACCATTCTGATATCTCCTTCTTCGCCGAGGCTCGGCATATCCATCATCTCAAGACCTTGATTGATAGTAATAAAACCACGGTCAAACAACGCTTGCATAACGGTCATCTTAGTTTGTGTAGTAGCATACTGTAATTTGTTAGCAACGAAAACAATTTTATTTCCGAACCCTCTTTCGCGCTCCGAGAAAATCTTAGAGGTAAATTCAAGTGACAGCTTCATCGCTATGGGTTCAATTTTCGATTCGTAAAAGTTATTCCACTCAGTTTCGGAATATTCGCCTCTAATGATTTTTTCAGATACTCCGAAATAGTCATAAATGTTAGTCTTGAAAAATGAAAGCTGTGTGGTTGGAATACTTTTTGGAGTTTGATTTAATTCCTTGAATTCAAATTCCGAGCCAAGACCTGCAATGCCACCTTCATTCTCGGCGGTCATATAAGCTTCTTTCCATTCTTTGATTTTGTTTTTCAAATCTTCTTCATCAATGAAGTTGTTGAATTTCAAGTAACCTCTGAGATGAGCGGAATTTTTCACAATGTTCTTAATACCGTCATATGTGGTGTCGAGCATTTCCACCGATGTAGCTAAATCATCATCAGGATCACTTCCGAGGAATCGTTTTTTACCCGGACGGTCTTTCAAGTGAATAACGCAATCATAGGGAACTGTATATTCCTTGCTGTCATACGACCAGATAAACCGAAAAAATAATATACCTTCATCTTCAAAAATGCGATAATTTGTACAGATTACAGGACGAATAGCCTCAATTTCCGAGAAATCATCGTTATAGCAAATAATAGCAAAACCGTCACCACTTATAACTGATTGATAGGCTATCTTATAAAGCCAATCTGTAGTATTCAGCTCTTTACAAGGTCGGGTTGACAGCAAACGAGCAAGACTGTCATTCTTGATTACTGTTCCGCTTGCGGAATTTCTTATAACCTGCGGTTGCAGTTTCGACACTTGTGTCGCAATTCTATCTGCAATGCTGTTGATAATCTCGCTACGGCTGTTATAATTATTTCCGCTTTCACTGTGGGAAAAATTCAGGAATGCTTTAGCCGAGCGTTTAAAAAGTTTTTGAAAAATCCCCAAGTTATCCCGCCTTTCTGTTTTCTAACATTTTGCCAAGCGTTTTATAATGCTTACTTCTTACCGTAAAAGCATCAAAAACACTAACAGGTCCGTCTATGTGCAATCTGCTCTCAATTTTTACCGGTTTCTTTCGTTCATCTGAATCGTTAATTTTCACAGCGACATCAAGGAACTGTTTTTTTAGCAATTCATTGTCGCCAAAATGTATTTTGCCTTCTTTTAACAAGCCCTCGAATTCATCCATAATTGGCGAAAGGTTTGTACCTTGAAAGACATCATCAACCTTGAAACCTGATGCGTCCAAGTCCTGAATTAAATACTGCGCCGAGTATCTGTCGTAGCCAATCATTAACGGCATTATTTTGTATTCTTTGCGAAGCATTACAAACCAATTAAACACATCGTGATAATCAACAAAATGCTGGCCACTAATGACAATTCTTCCTTTTGCTCTATGCACTTCGTACTTTGTTTCAGGCTCATTTTCACAAGCTTTTTTGAAGCTGTCCTCGGGCATAAAGAATTGTGTGAAAATGTAGAAGTGGCCACTCTTGCAGATTACAACAGTCGCCGCCGTGAGGTCAGTTGTTCTCGACAAATCAACACCGGCAATAGCATAGCATTTACGAAAATCTTCTAACTTAAGAGGTTCACCACCTGCAAGAGCAACATCTTCATATGCAAGCCAAGCAATAGAACTGTTTTGCAGGATGTTGCAATATTTACACATAAACTCAGCCTTTTTCGAGGTTGAATTTTTTGCCACAACAATTTCTTCAAGGTAATAACTTTCTGAAACTGATATTCCAAGATTGGGATTTGATTTTTTCAGTTCGTTGATGTCATCCCATTTTTGTATATCGTCAATCACATACAAAAATGGGAGTAATCTCATTTCACCTACTCCAAGTTTTCCTTTGAGAAATCTTGTAGAGCGCTTGAACAGTTCATCATAAATTCCGTCGTTGATGTATCCGGCTGTAGTTATCGATAAAATAAGCGGTTGCTTTCGTGAGCCGAGGGCTGATTTCATTACCTCATACTGTTTCAAACCTGCTTGTCCCGGCCAAGCGGCAAGTTCGTCACAAACTGTAAGATGTGGATTGAATCCGTCAGCCTTTTTGCAATTGAATGCGACTTTTGAAATCGTAGTGTTCATCGGAATGACATAGATATCGTTCTTTCTTTTTTTCGTCATTTCTTCTGATGATAATTCTTCATCGAGTTTAACCGACTGATAAAAAGCATTATATACAAGGTCTGCTTGAGCCAATTTTGGGGCAAGACAGTAAATTTCAGCTCCGTATTCACGGTCAGCATATGCCATATATTCAGCAATTGCCGCTGCAAATAATGTCTTACCGTTCTTGCGAGCTACTACAATCAAAGTTTCATGAAACTGCCTGTTGTTAAGATTATCGACTATGCCAAAAAGACAACTTACAATAGCTTTCTGCCACAACTCAAGGTGCAACAAATCGTGGCGGCCTTTGCTGTGATGCACAAAATTCTCGATAAATTTTACAGCCTTATCAGCTTTTGATTCATCGTAAAACCATAAGCCTTTTTCAATGCCTTCAAGAACCATTGCGTAAACTTTTTTAATCCATTTTCCTGCTACGATTTTTCCGCTACAAATGCGATTGTAATATTCTTGAATATAATTAACTGCCAAGCATTAACGCCTCAAGTCTTGACTGCTTTCTCTCTGATTTTTCGGGGATATAGGAAATCAAAGTGTTGATTACAGAGGTGTAAGTTCGCATATAGTCAGAATAAATTGTAACAGCAGGAATTGCCTTGCGGAATTTCTGCGAGGCATTCACCGTTGTGGTTTCAAGGCCTTGTGATTTGATGAGCCTCTGGGCTTCTAAGAGTACGCAACGAATGAAAGCCGCCTCGGAAATCAGCCTTTCAATCAATTCTCCTTTGTCGCTGTTATGAGATTTTCCGTTTTCGTCAATTTCTCGATAATGCTTTTTAAAAATCTTTTTAAGTCTGTTCATTTCCTGTTTAACTGCTTTATCTGAAATTAAAAGCTCAGATGTTTTTTCATTTTCCACCAAATCACTCCTTTCACCCCCCCTTCACGCACGCACACACGAGAGAGGAAAAATTAAGTCCCTCCCTTCGGTTCTCAGGGGGATATATTATTTTTTGAGGTGGGGGGGTAGTATGTTTCCTTCGTCATCGACAGAGTAGCGAGTATTATTTTTCTTTTTGCCTTTTGACATATGTTCTTTGTTGTGACAATCCTGACAGAGCAATTCGAGATTGTCGAAGTTCAGAGTTATCTTTGGATTGTTGATGTTGTCAGGATTGATGTAGCATTTGTGGTGAACTATGTCGCCTGCATTACCACAACGCTCACACACTCCGCTTTGCTTACGGAAATAAGCATCTCTGCAAGCTCTCCAAGATTGCGATAAGTAAAAAGATTTTGCATAGTCTTTCATACTCTAAGTATAAACCCTCAACTGCTTTCTCTACTGACATCTTTATTTGTGCAAGTTGTACAAATAGCCTGTGTTCAACCCTCGAAGGTTGGCACAAAGTAATCTTGCCTCTTTCAGCCAGCGCCACACAGTTCGCTCGTCCGTGTAGTTTTCAAGAGCACATCTCATTACCCTCGAATTGATTTCACCTTTTTTTAATTCTTCTGTCGGTGCAGGAAAATAAACAGCACATACAGCCTGACAGATGTAGTCTTTTCCGCTGTTCGTCAAGGCATTTAATGTGTCTATCACGGCAAGCAAGTCAAGTCGCAGTGCTTGATGCATTGTTTTGTCAGAAATGATTTGTGCTTTGCTCGGACAGCCGAGAGCAGCATATGACCTGAATTGCGCAATCGTATAATCTTTCGTTGAATCTCTCAAATTCTTGCACCTCCGAATTTCTTATGCTTGTGAGCGTTGGATAAATATGTAAAGTGAAAAGTTGCGCCTGTGAAATCATTTATCCACATTTCGTCTTTGTAGAAATAATATCCGTCCGGGCAAGGCAGAGCCTCACCCCGTTCGAGTTTTCTGTATTCTCGTTTTTTTCCTTCAACAACTTTGACCTCAGGCTTATTGAGATTGCGAGATGTTTTCAGCCGCTTTTTTCCGTTGACATCTTTGCGAATGTATTTTGCAAGGTCAGCATAATTGCCGTCTTGGTAGAGTGGCGTAAAATTTATGCCGTTTTTCCACGGCCAGCATTCCATTAATATTTCACGCACGCAATTCTCAATTACAATATGCAAATGCCAATTTTTTCCGAGCTTGCCGCATTCGCAGTACCCGATGTACTTAAATTTAATTTGTTTTTTATCTGTCCTGCGTTTCACTCGTTTAAAAAAATTCGACACAACTTTTTCAAACTCATCTTCGGTAAATTCTTTATAAGGCGCAGAAAGTCTTGCAAACCAGTCACCCTCAGAAAAGTTGCAGAGGATAAGTCGTTGCGTGTGCTGTTCTCCTCTAATGCGGTTTGCTTTTGTTTGCTTCTCACTTGATTTTGATTGATTGATTTGTCGAGCGAGATTTTTTTTATTCCGTCTGCGAATTGATTTATAAAATTTGACCTCGAGCAAAGGGCCTGATCTGATTTCACACTTGTATGTAAACATAGTTAAACCTTTATTATATATGTAAAAGCAAAAACGGTCACTTAATTAATTCCTTGAGCAGGCTATTAAAGGAGTATCCCAACTCCTTTTTTGTGACTATTTATTATTCTGTTATCGTATTAAAAAAGTCAGATGATATAAATATGCAGTAACCCAACCTGACCACTTGAGTTACTGCTTTGTGCAACCTTGCCGCTGCAATTGTGTGTTTAATTTTTGGTGCATTCTTTTTTAACGGCTTAATCAAAGCGGAAGTCGTCACTTTGATTACTTTTTGAATATAGGATTAACTTGATTTGAATTTTCTTTAAGATTTTGCACACGGCAAGAATATTGCCTTACTTTAAATACCGAAGTATTCTTTGTAGCTTTTTGCGATTCCTCGACAATCATCCGACTTAACCGGCACGTGACAAGCTACAGTTCTGATGTTGTCAGCATCCAGTTCTTTGAAAATTTCTGATGCTCTCGTTTCTTCCGCGGACTTGTAAAATTTAAAGAGCAAATCCACAAATGGTATGTCACCGAACTCGTCCAAAAACGCTGTATCATTTTCGGTTAGTGTTTTTAAACACTTTTTCTTGTATGTATCCGATGTATCAGACAGAATAAAAAGTTTATTATAAACGTCATGCTTTGTGAGCAGGTCAATTATTTGTAAAGCAATTTGCAATGCATTAGTATCGTGTTCGACAATCGCCTTTGACAACTCCGTTAATTTGCAAGAAGTTTCTTTCGTCCTTTTTATCCATTCGATGTGTTCCTTGTTTGCAAAAAAAGTGTCAGTCCTAAACCTGCGATACTCTTGCAGGAGCTTGTATTTGGCCTTGACACAAGACTTAGCGGATAGCAATCCTATTTTCGTACAGCTATATACGGCAGACATTGACAGAACAAGCCATCTGTTGAATATATCAAGCTTATTGATTTCATTAACATCAAGAGCGCCGTCAATAAACGCAACAACGAGCTTGTCAAGCTCTGATAATGTTTCTGCCGGCGCTGTCGGTCTGTCCTGTGTTTCCGCTGGAACTGTTTTTTTGGGTTCAGTCATCATTTTTTTCACTCTCCTTACCTGCTTTATTTTTCTTTTCAAAATAAAATACAACAGGATTGTCAGTTTTTTTAATGAGGCCATATTTTATCGCTAATCGAAAAATAAAAACCTTTTCGAGGCCCGAAAGCAACTTTCCCAATGCTTTTTTAAAATCTTCGACTGTCCTTGTTGACTTATAAAAATTGCACATTCTGCAAGCAGGATTATAATTTTCGATGTCATTCGCACCATTGTACCAGTACACGCTCTGTATATGGTCAACCTGCATGTCCTTTAATTCGAGTGTACAACCGCAGTACGCACAGCGGCCGCCGTACTTCTCGTAAACTTTAAGCCTTGTTGCTTTTGATATCGATTTTCTCTGACTCAACCAAATCACTCTCCTCAATCGGCTGATTCCAACATTTTACGCAGTCGCAGTTGCAGTCGTCTTTTCGTCATTCTTCTTTTTTTCAGCAAAATAATTTTCAGTTTTCGTACAATCAATCATTTTCTTTTCCTCCTAATTTGCGTAATCGTACAAACCGAGCGGTTTAATTTTTCTTGCGGCGATTTGCGCTACAAATTCTCCGTAGCTGTAGTTTGTGCCGTGCTTTGCGTTGTAATCAGAACAGTAAAGACACATCCTGTCTATTCGGTCGAGTTTCTTCTTGCGACCTCGTTTCTTTTTTTCTTCACTCATTTATTTCACCTAATTTCAAATACTTTAATATTTTTTCGCTTGCCTCGTTGCAACCATAACATACAGCGACAGCGTAGCCTTGTTCATTAAGGCTTTTAAGCCATTCGGTTTGTTTTTTGGTCGGCTTATTTTTGCCGTACTTAAGTTCAATAAACAAGCCGTGATAACCTCCACGGCTGACCGGTAAAAACAAATCCGGCACACCTGCCTTTACCCCTTGCTTTTTAAGGTTGGCCGCTTCGAGCTTATTCCTACTCCCACCGTTCGGAATGTGGAACATCAAATCAATTTCAGGATACTTTGCCCGGATGAAGGTCGTCCACTGAAATAACTTCCGCTGTTGGTCAGCTTCATACTGCTTCATCGGCAGGTCATCCTTTCTCATTTTTCAAAATCATATCGCTTTCAATGTATAATGATTTCAATTGTCTCACAAAATCTTCATCAACAATTTCATAAGCACATATAAAGCCGTATGCAATCATTCCGAATTTAACGGCAAAATAGGGAGTACCTTTGAAGTCCTTACGCAGTGCAAGTGCCATTGTTTCGTTTGGCATATCCACAAAAGGATTAAGATATACTCTGTCAATAAACATTAAGCCCTCTGCGGTGCTAATCGGGAGCATTACTTTACCGTCGTATATAATGCTTATATCCCACATTTCAGCCGGTGTTTCATCCGCCGAACAATCCTCAACATCAATCAACGGCTTGGTTTGACTGATTGTAAATCTAATCTTATCTCTCTGCGCATCTGTCTCTTATACACATCTCCGAGCCCACGAGACGCGTAGTAATCTCGT